ATCAACAATCCTATTAGCAATACGCTCATCAAGAGAACCAGTGTTAGCTAAACCTCTAATTTCAGTAGCTGCTTTCTGAGAATCACCAAAGATTGATGCAATCTCTTGACGTAAGGCAGCTTCAGAGAAAGGTGTGTTTTGATCTATCAGTGATATTGAACGATCAATAGATTGTACTCTCTCAAAGATTGGTTTTGTAGCTTTTTGTCCTTGATCGACCAAAGCAGCAGTTTGTGGTGTGTTAAGAACAACATTGGTTGTTGAACCACCTTCTCTAATCTGTCCGGTGAACGGTACTTCTTTTCCTTGACTATCGAAGGTAAACTGCTTACGTGTCTCAGGATCATAGTAAACCACTTGTCCTGTAGTTGATACACCTACTTTATTTGGTTCTTTTGCTGCTCTTGGTTCTCTTGTGCTTTCTTTTGTGATTACGTTGTTCAGCTCGTTTAATCTTGTCTCAAGCATTGTTCTCTTTTGAGGATCTTGTTCTGTCTGTAAAGCCTCATTTATAGAATCTCTAGCGTCTTGTAACTGTACGAAACTAGGTACTTTAGCTGTTTTGGCTTGGTCTGCTTTACGCAGTGCTTCTTGTGTTTGTGCAGCAAGCTTACCAATCTCATAAGACTGTTTAATACGTTTCTGTTCTTTATCAAGTGCAGACTCTTCAGCAGCCTTAACCTGTGCAGCAGCAGCGATAGCTTCCTGTGTTAGACCAAGCCTAGTAGCCTCTCTAGCCATGATCCTGTAAGCTTCTACAGGGTCTTGTCCATCCCACTGAGCACTGATACTATTCTTTAATTCCTGTCTTGCAGAGGCTTCCTTCAGCCTTGGGTCTTCTACACCGAACAACCCACCAATAGCTCTACCCATCCTTGTGGAAGCTTGTAAGCTTAGATCAGCAACACCAGCAGCACCTGTTCTGCTTTGATTAATTCGATTGATATCCTCTTGTTCAATCTGTCTGCGGACATCAGCTACAGACGGACCAAATAAACTTACTTGTTGTTGTGCCATTGTTTTTCCTTAACCTAAAGAAAATAGGCTGGTTAATATAGAAGGTGCTTGCTGTGCTAACTGATTCATGTAACCAGTTCTGGCTCTTGCAGCTTCTTCAGCCAACCTTGTTTGCTGTTCTAACCCAGCCAAAGACAACATACCACGTTGATATCCAGACTGTGCAGCTTGTTGTCCTAATTGACCACTGAGCTGTGCCTGAGCAAGCTGTTGCTGTGTTAGATTCTGGATAGGTTGTAGTGCTGTAGCACCCTGTCCAAGTAACGTACCACGCTCCCTAGCTTCTGTAGCAAGACGCTGACGCTCAATCTCTGGTGCTGACAATGCTGATAGTTTATTGTAGTAATCCCTACTTAACTGATCAACGTCAGTCATGTTCGCAGCCTGTGCTGACTGCATTGCAGCTACAGCAAAGGGATTATACATTGCTCTAGCATCTTCAGTCAATGCTGTGTTAATACCTGTTGTAGGACTATACGTTGTATTAAACAACGAACCAGTAACACCGTAAGGTGTAAACTGTGCATTCTGTGCTGCTGCCTTTGCCTGAGTCCTTATGTTATTTCTGATTTCATCTAGACGACCAGCAGCATTCTCTGCCGCAGCGGCATTAAAACCAGTAGCAAGTAAGTTATTAAATAAACTTGTAGGGTCAAAATTTAATCCAGAAGTAGCTGCTGTTGTAGCTGCGTTGGTTGCTGCATTGGTAGCTGCATTGGTAGCAGCGTTGGTAGCAGCTGTAGTACCAGCACCAGTTACTAAAGAACCTGTTGTTCCTGCTGTAATGGAACCAGCACCTGCTGGACCTCCTCCAACAACACCACCTGTTGAAGTTACAGCACCTGTAGCAGCTCCTCCAGTACCAGCAGCAGTACCAGCGGCGACAGCGTCAGTTACTGATAAACCAGCAGCGACATTACCGGCAGCAACGTCCGCAGCTATCCCTGCCAATGCGCTATTACCTGTCGCTGCAAGTGTATTACTATAAGCAGTTGTTGCTGCTTGTGAAGCAGCGCCTTCAACACCACCAACAGCTAAACCAGATGAACCACCACTAAGAAGTCCTCCTGTAGAGGCTGTAGTGCCTCCTGTAGCGGCTGTGGTTCCTCCAGCAGCAGCTGTAGTGCCTCCAGCACCGCTAAGCAAACCACCTTCAGCGCCTCCTAATGCTGTACCACCAGTGGCTGTTGCACCTCCAGTAGTAGTAGCTGCACCACCAAATAAAGAAGGAGCAAGTAAACCAGCAGCAATTAAACCTAATGTAATATTCCTACCTAAAGTAGGCATGTTACTACGATTAACTACTTGTGTAGTTGTTTCGACAGTATCTGGGTTTAATATATCAGCTCTATATTGATCACCACTTAAACCAGACTGATTAGCATTAAGTTTTTGAATAACGAGAGAACCATTAGGTGTTCTAAAAACATCCCAGTTAGATCCTTGAAAACTTATCTCACCTGTTTTAATGTCTGTTTGTATTCCAGGCTGCTCTTGATTAGCTACTTCAGCATCCCATTGAGATTGTAAAGGAGCTAGTACATTATCTAATTGACTTCTATTGTAACTATTAACTGCTGTATCAATTATGTTTTGAACAGGATCAGTTACTGTAGAAGTGGGTGTAGATGTGTTTGTTGACGTAGGTGTAGATGTAGGCGTAGACGCAGGTGTAGAAGCCGGTTGATACATTGCTCGTATATCAGCATCATTGTAACCAGCATTAACAAAGTTAGCTACAATAAAATTAGGTAAACCTAGTTCACTAGCTAATGTTGAAATACGTTCCGCTGCTGTAGGCTGCGTATACGTAGGCTCTGAATAAACAGGCTCTTCGTAGACAGGCTCTGCTACCTGTGTAGTAACGTTGTTTGTTGATGACTGAATAGGTGCTGGAGCAGCCGGAGCTGTTCCTGGCCCCATACCCCTTGCTTCAAACCAATACGCTTCACTAGGTTGAATCCAACCAGCTTGTAACAGATCGTAGGTAGTAACACCTTGGCTCTTAAACCAATTGACCTTGTCCTGAGCTTCGTAGTACGGACCGCCTGGAACACCCCAGTTTGATGGTAGCGTTGGAATTGCCATGATTAGTAAGTCCCGTCATCGTACACAACACCACCCGTAGGAAGCGTCACTGTACCAGTAAAAGTAGGGGAAGCAACATCAGCCTTGGATGTAATAGCACTGGCGATGTTGTTGTATTCGGTATTCGGTATCAATCTCAGTACCTTTGATAATCTTACTAGGATTACCAGACGGTAGTGTATCCTTAGATGCAAAGTTAGTTGTCTTAGTATAGTTACTCATTAGATTGTCCTACCTGCTTTAACAAAAATATCCATTTGTTGAACAGAAAAAGAATCATTACCAATATCAGCTTCGATACCTAACTGAAACACTCTACCAGCACCACCAATGGTTTGACCATATCCTTGAAACTGTTTAGGTACTGGGTTGATAGTGATACCAGCATTGTATTCAGCAATGTTGTATTCAGATACGTTGTACTCAGAGCGAACAACATTAGGGTATGTCCATAGAGCACTACGATAGTCTGTACCGTAGTCTACAGTCCACTTTAGGAATACGTTAGTACCAGCACCACCAACAGTGAGTGTGTTTACTTTCTTAAGTATCTTGATGATAGACGAATCACCAGCATCTAAGTGTGATGTATAGTACAAGAACCTGAAGCTATTACCATTGTCTCTGTTACCTGCATAGCGACCAATGTAGCCTTCTCGACCTAAATAGAGTTCTCTACTGCGTGTAGAAAGCAATGATTTAGGTGCGAACATCCACTGAGTTGTTTTACAAGAAGCATCCTGAAGACGTTGCTTCAGATCAAAACAGTATGTAATACCTCTTGTCGGTAATGTCAGAAGATAGAAACCTTCACGCTCATGAAAGACAGACTTTATGTTATCATAATCGTTATTTGACAATACGTCAAGTATTAATTGATCTCTGACATTCCTTGAGATATCAAATAATGGTGCTGACTTCTCTTGAATAAGCCTACCAAGGCTACGAACACCAGTATCAGACAAGAATAAGATATCTGATCCAACATCCTGTACTGAATCTCTAGCGGTACAACCAACACCATCAATAACTTCTACAAGCTTTAGATCTGATGTAGGATCGCCATCAGCACCAGAATAGATAATCGTAGTCTTCTTACAGAAGATCACTAAGAAGCCATTAAACCCTGCTAAGGCTACGATGCTATCAGTACCGTTCGTTAGTACCTTTTCTATGCTGATGGAGCCACTAGCACCACCAGACCACTTCATACCTGATAGTGTATCTGACCACCAGATAGTTGTTTTATCAGTGGTTGTGTCCGCTACCCATAAGCGACCATAAGCACCTAAGACTTCGTTACCTAACTGTACTGTACCTGAATAGCCAGGATGTGCTGACACTAATCCCCAAGTATTAGCAACATGGTCATAGATCAGTGGGTTATGTCCTCGTTGAAAGAAGTAAGTATTATCATTAAAGTTTACTGCTTTCCAGTACTGAGCAGTCCATGTAGCTGAACCATTGTAGACTTCAGTCAGTGTTGTTGTACCTGTGTAGATCCTGTTGTTACCGATACTGACAATCTCTGTAGTACCAGCTTTCTTAACAACTTCATGTAATAGTGTTGGCTCTGTGCTGTTGTAGCCAGCAGTGGTATTAACAGTTACCCATCCTTTACGAGCTGCTATACGACCATATTGGTCAATGACAGCATTCTCAGCCCTAAGAGCAAACTCTTTAGGAAGTGTAATAGGAGAGTCTTGAGTGTTTAAACCAGAAAAGCCTGGAGCAACAAGACTAACTGGTCTTATAGGAGCTGCCATTATACCCAGTTCCAAGTAGTTTCATCTTCGTACCTTGCAGCCTCTATAGAGATATAACTAGCTACTGCTTTACGATAGAGGTCTGCTTGCTGATCGGACAATCTACCTTGATCCTCTCCTCGTTCATTGATAGCACGTAGATAAGCACCTTGGATAACTAACTCAGAAGGTACATAGATGACATCAAGATCATTGACTAGATCTGCTTGAGGAATAACACAGTCTACTTTAACTGCGTAAGCCTGATCAGGTATAGGCCAAAGATCTAACGTAATCTCACCACTGGTATTAGAGTTACCAATAGAGAAGTACTGAGGACCACCTGTCACTGTACCTTGCATGTTTACCCAACTATGCATCTGATCCTGTGAAGCTTGTACTAGATCACGCTTTAGTGTAGGTATGTAAACCTTTAACAGCTTAGTTCTTGGGTTAGAACCTGTAATTGCATAGTTCTGTGTACCGTTAACCGTATTGATTGTCTTTGTGGTACGTAGAATAGACCACATCCAAGCATCTTCAATCTCACGCTTGGTTTCATTGACCATTGCACCAATAAGGTACGAATAGTCAGACTGTATCACTGTCGATACAGTACTCTCTCGCATACGCAAGAGAACGCCATTAACACAGTCTAAGTAAGTAGCCATTACCATTTCACCTTATCAGCTCTTGAGAAAAGGTTTGTTTCATCATATTTACATCTTTATGTAAAAGTTGAATGTTGTCTTTCAGATATCCTTCAGAAGAATCAATTCTATCAATAGATACGGTAGCAGTAAGTCCCTTTTCTGCCCATCCTATAGGAGTACCTGATAAAGCACAAACACGGTTTTGGTTATTCCACATTGTAACAATATCTTCTGGTGTTATATCCCAAGCATATCCTCTATGTAAACCACCTTTTCTTTTAATCTCAAACCAAGTTATTGGCATTGGTCCTATACGACCTTTAAAGTTATTATCGTGATTAGCGCAACTTTTACAAAGCCATCCTCCAAGTACTGCTGAGTTAAAATGGTCTTTTCTACCATATGTCTGAACAGCGTCACACCTAGGGCAGTTTTTATAAAATTGCTTAGGTATTAACATTGTTTCACCATTTAGTACGGTCGGCCCAGTATGCTGCAGACATCTTACCTTTAGCGATGTTCTTAGCATGTCTAGCTTTGAAAGATTTATTCCTAGCAGTACCCTCTGGAGACCCTGACACACCTTGTTGTCCGAAACGAATAGTCTTAACTTGATCACCGTCTTTAGCAACAACGACATGAGACTTTGTAGGATGTCCTGGTGTACGCTTAGGTTTATTAAACCCTGACACACCAGCTCTTTCTAGTCTAGGGTCTTTCTTCATTTCTTTTTAGCAGTCTTAGCTGCATCCTTGAAGTCTTTTGCTGTAGGTGCTCCTTTAGTTCCAGGCTTCTTCATCTTTTCACCAGAGCCTTCAGCAATACGCTTACGCTTAGCGTGGATGTTTGCGTACAGTCCAGTTTTCATTTCTTTTTCTTAGGCTTAGTCATACCAGCCTCTGACAAAGCAATAGCAACTGCTTGCTTACGAGACTTAACAACTGGACCACCTTTACCACTATGTAGAGTACCTTCTTTGTACTCTCTCATAACTTTACCAACTTTAGCAGGAGTCTTTTTCATGACGGATAACCCATCTTCTTTTCTTTGGCTTTCATTGCCTTAGATTCTTTCTTTTCATGCATCTTCTTAGCTTTCTTCGATGCATACTCTTCTGCTGCTTTCTTACCTTTAGCAGTGTATGGAAATTTCTTAGTTCCGATCATTGGCATTTTTGTTACTCCTTCTAAAGATACACTGTACTGTGTCTGTTTCCCATATACGTATTGCAGTCCATACGATAGTAAGCACTGCAGCTATTGCAGGTAATAATTCAGCTAACGTACCGACAACCGTAATGATTGATATGGCATCGCCTAACTGTTTGACTTGTTCATCAGCTTGGAGAGCCATTAATGTTTCCTACTATTGCTGCTCCTAGATACCATAGTTTACCTAAAAGCTCTATAGCTTCCATGATGTCACCTATACGGGAACTTTACGAATAGCTCTGACGTAGTAATTCAAATCTTTATCATTAGTGGCTTGAGTGCCATCATCCATTGTAATGCGCCTAGCCGATGTTGACGTAGAACTTGGATTTGTACTTGTCCATGTTCGCTGCCCCGATCCCGATGCAAAAGCCTCTGAATTGCCCTCTCTGAAAGCTACTACAGAGGTTTGGCCTGGAACGCTTGTTGTGTAGTTAGAACCTCTTGCAGGCACTGCATAAGCATTAGAGCCTACAGTTGTTACGTTATTGTCAGTCGTTGGCTTTAGGTTGTAATAACAAATCTCTAACTCATAAAGCGCAGGCAGATACCAATCCGAGTACCCATTAATCGTTAGACCAGCACACCATTGAGCAGCAGGAAATGTCGCTGAGTCCAGCTCAGACGTATTAGTTGCCCCATCATAGGTCGATAAACCTAAAGATGTTTGCAATGGCGTTGTAGCCCATAGTTGTTGTGACTGTCCTGAGGCGGCAGGAGAAACTAAAAGATAGTAAGTGTTGCCGCCAAAAGCTATTTGCCCTGCGTAGTA